ACATATCAACAGGGTAGAAGCATACGGTAATATGTAGAAATTATACTCCCCCTATCCCCTATAACCCTAACCCCTACCGTATATATATATTAATAACACTAAAATAATACACAGTCAAAATAATACACTATACTATAAGCCTATAGTATTAATACTAAGACTGTAGACTGTCTAAGTCTTCTAAGACTAAGACTCAGATACAGTCTTAGTACAGTGTTCTCTTTTTTTTTCGCATTTTTTTAAGTCTTGACAAGAAAAAGTTTTTAAGTTATAATATTTATATGCCGAAAGGTTTTAAGAAAGAGAACGAGCCAGATGTAAAGGGTCTTTTGTTATTAAAATATAAGCAGGATCCGTTAATGTTTTATAAATTTAACAGAGCGCAGATAAGGGCTATAGAAGCGATTAAGCAGGGTGAGCCAATAAATATATTAACATTTGGGAATGGGACAGGGAAGACATTTTTGCTAATTAGTGTATGGAGTGCGATAATGTTCGGGACTGAAAATCCAATATTTCAAGGTGGGATATTTTCAAATTGGAAGTTTCCGAAGAGTGCCCGGCTATGTGCGCCAGAGCCATTATTAAGTGATAATGGGGTTATACAGAGATTGATGATGCAATTATTTCCAGAAGGGAAGTATGAGCAGTTAAAGAATAAGAAGCAGTATTATTCTTTTGGAAGGACTTCTACTGGGTGGACTTGGGATGTTATGACTTATGATCAGGAGGCGACGCAGGCGGTTGGGGAGACCAAAGGGCTTATAATATATTCAGAGCCAATGCCATATGGTTTATTTGCTGAAAATATGGCACGATTAAGAGCGGGTGGTATGGTCATTTGCGAGCTGACACCGCTTTTTTATTCTGCGTGGCTTAAAAGTGAATATATTGATAGAAAATATTTAACTGATAAAGATAATAAAATAATTGGGAAAGTTATCCATATTGAGGGTAGCATTTGGGATAATTGTGTTGAAAATGGCGGTTTTTTAACAAGAGAGCAAATTGAACTTTTGCTTTCAAGATATTCTGATGATGAGCGAGAGCTCAGAGAGACAGGTAAATTTGGCTCACTTATTGGCGCTATATATAAAAATTTTAGAAAGGACTATCATATTATTGATGATATTTTGGATTATCATAAAGCCGACTATGAAGCAAAGAGATATACGCTTTATAATGTTATTGACCCACACGATAGAAGACCATTTGCTATTGGTTGGTATGCTGTCTTCAAAAATGGCGATATTATAAATGTCTATGAATTTCCTGATGAGCGGTATCCGCTGCATCATAAGATAAAGGACTTTGCATATGTTCCAAAGGATTATGCTAATGAAATCAAGCATATTGAAATGGATATTATTGGCAAGAAGTCTGACTATAGAATTGTTGACCCTAATTTTGGGAATACTCCAACATTTGCGACGAATACCACTATAAAGCAAGAACTTTACAAATGCGGTAAAGAAATCAATTATGAATTGATTTACCAGGATCCACCAGATGATATTGAAAGCGGTCATTTACTCGTTAAGCAATTTCTTGGGTATCCTGAAAAAAATATTAGAGCAAAATTATATTTTCTTTCAAAATGCAAGAACCATATTTTCGGTATGGAACATTATTGCTGGAAAGAAAAAAAAGGCGCTTATAAAACAATTGATGAAAAACCAGAATTGGAATATAAAGACTTCCCCGACCTGGTTAGATATTTAATATTATCTAATCCAAGATATACAGAACCATTAAAGGAACAAGTTCTTTATCAGAGAAGAACTATCGGAACTTATAGGGGGGCTTGACAATTATGAAAAAATATTATATATTTTTTATATGAGTTTAATATATCCGAATTTTAATAAGTTCAGCGGACATATAAATGTTTATTCTAATAAAGTTTTAGGGATATTAAAATGTCATACCTGCGGGAGAACAATAACTATTTCTTTAAATGGAACAATGAAAGATTATACAGATGAGGAACTAAAATTTAATGTCTTAAGAAAAGCGCAGGAAAAACATAATTGCCCTGCTAAACAAAATTTATGGTTTGATAAACAAATTCTAAAAAAGCAATTTCCTGATTATGTTGAGGGCTACGAGAAATTAAAAGAACAGGAGGAGAAAAATGCCAGCGAAAAGTGAAAAACAAAGAAAACTTTTTGGACTCGCTCTTGCTATTAAACGAGGCAAGGCAAGTGGTAGCGCCCAAGCAAAAAAAATAGCAAAAAGTATGAGCGAAAGCAAAATAAAGGAGTTCGCTAAAAAACTTACCACAAAAGCAAAAAGAAGAAAATGAAAATATCGTCTTTCACTATAGATAAAAAAGAACAAGAAGAAATAGTTAAAAAATTTCAGTCCAGATATAAAGATAGTTATAATTATTACCAAGATAAATTTGATACATTTATCAGATGCTATAAAATTTATAAAGCACTCGCTGATTATACGGATAATCCAGATGAGGAAAATATTTTTATCCCCTATGCATATGGTTTAATTGAGGATATAATAGCAAGAACAACTGATCCATTGCTTGATAAGTTGCCAATAATAGCAAGAGCAAAAAGAAAAGAATTTCAAAGTAATGCAGATAATTTCTTTAATCTGTTTTCAACTTATTGGACAAGTCCAGAACATATAGAACAACTAATTAAAAGTGAGCGTGAAAAAGTTATTGTTGGTTCTGCCTGGGAAAAAGATGAGTGGGCTAATGATTGGGTGGATGGCTATGAGTGGGTAGAGACAACTGCGGTAAAAATTGTTGGGAGCGCAGTTAATTTTTTAAATAAAATTATAAAGACCAATATAGAAGTCCCTTTTAAAAAATATGTTGAGCAAAAGAAAAAATATCCAAAGCGTGTCGGATATGTAACTACATTTCCAAGTATATTTACAATATTCCCAGAACCAAGAGTAACTAATGTTGAGGATATGAAATATGTTATTCAAATTGAGGATAATGTGCCAATAAAAGACTTGCAAAAGGCAATGTATGTTGATAGCGATGGAAATTTCCAGCCAATGTATAATCTTGATGAATTGCTTAAGGACTTTAATAATAAAATTGATGATGTAAAACCAAGTTTCTTTGAAACTGGCACAAGTTATTATGATATGTTTATAAATGTCTCTAATGACCAGGCAGAGCAAAGACAAACATACGATAAGGACTATAATAAAGGCAAAGTCCATTTGTCGCATATCTATGAGCCAAATAGAATAATAACAATAGCAAATGGTAAATATGTTATTAAAGTTATAGATGAGCCATTCCATATTCCTAAAATACCATTTCGGCTAAAAACATATACGCAGGATAATAGCAGTATATATGGCATAGGGGCAATAGAACCAATAGAACATTTGCTTTATGAACTAAATGATATTCATAGATTATCAATGCGTTCCTGGATTAGAATTATAAACGGACTTGTCGCATATCATAAAGATGCCGTTCCATTCCCAGATGATTGGAAGCCAAAAGCAGGAGGTAGAGTTAGAATTGACCCAGGCATATCTCCAAGTATCCATAATGCTATTGCATCTATTCCATTACAGGACCCATCACAGCAAATGATATTACACGAAAGCAATGTTAAGGGCTTAATTGAAAGAACAACTTCAATAGTTGATTTTTCAGCAGGAGTTAAAGGAACAAAGCAATATCATAAAACCGCAACTGGTTTGATGGAATTGCAAAGCAATATCGCAAGAAGGTTTTCTATCGGTAGAAAACTTATGCTTTCTAATATCCAGAAAAGAATGCAGACTGCTTATGAACTATGCGACCAATTCTTATTTGAACCAATAACAGCAAGAATAAATCTGCCAAATGGAAATACTCTATATCCTGACTTAACAAGAGAGGATATAATCGTTTCAGGCGGTATTGATTTTATAATAACTAATGACCCATCTTTTGGTGATGATGCTATTCAGAGAAATCAACTTATGGTTTTACTTGAAATGTTTATGAAATATGAAACATTTAGAATGAAAGTAGGCGATGCTAATATGCTAAAAGCCAAAATCTCTGACTTGTTTAAAAAAGTTATTGAGGCATTCGGTTGGAATTATCCAGATGAATTACTTGAAAGCCCAGATATGGCAATGACACCAGAAGTTGAATTTGAACTTATTCTTAATGGACAGGAAGTCCATCCTAATCCAAAAGAAAATTTAGTTAATCATATTACTGAACATTTAACACAGTTGCATAGTAACCGCTTAAAAGAACTTGCAGATAGAAATAAAATTGATAATAATATCATCAAATTACTTGAAAACCATATAGATGAAACAATAATGTTATTGCAGCAAATTGCTCAAAATCCTATGGTTTTAGCACAGGATAAAATAATTGAGGAAATCAGAAAGCAAGCACTGGCTAAAAAAGATATTCAATATGAAAAAGAAAATATAATGCCGGTGCCTAAAAAAAATGTTAAAGAAGACCAATTATCAGGAGCGATGCAATAATGCTTGGATTTAATAATAATAAAAAACAGGAAATTGAAAAGCAGAAAGCACTTGACAAGCAGAATTATTATTTAGTAAAATCTTTCATAGAAAGTGAGTTCTATAAAAATGTCTTTCTTCCTTTTCTTGAAAATAGGAAAAAGGACTTGGCTAATGGTATGATATGGAGAGGACAACCATTAGGAACTAATGAAATCGCTTCTGGTTGCCTCTATAATAGCGGGCGCATTGCCCAAATTGAGGATATTTTAAGTCAATTAGATATTATGATTGAGAAAGGTGAACAAATATTAAAAGAGGAAGAAAAAAACGGAGGTTAATTTATGGGAGAATTAGTAACAGAAGAAACAAATACGCAAGGGACAAATATGCAAGAACAAGTTAATACTTCAAATAATAATGATTTTGATATAAATCAAGATAATAATGCAAATGAAAAGGGATTTTTAGATGATATAAAAAGTGGTCTTACTCCAGCGGATAATAAAGCCGAACTTGAAAATGAAGGTGAAGGCACGCAAAAAACTGAAAACTCGCTTGGCGAGGGAACTGCTCAACAGGAAAAAACTGATGAGCAGAAATCTTCTGCCGAGAAAAATACCATTAAATTATCAAATGGGAAGGAAGTTGCAGTTGAGGAACTGGCTAAATTATATGAACTATCATCTGCGGAAGGAATAAAGTTGGCTCACGAGATTAAGAAGCATAAAGAATTGCTCCAGGAGAAAGAAAAGCAATTACTTGAAGCTGAACTTAAACTTGAACAGCCACCTTTTAAAATTCTGACAGATGAGGAACTGGAGTTACTATCAACAAAAGAACAGGTTGCTTACCATCTTAAATTGGAGAAATGGCAACAGGAAAAAGAAGTAAAGAAGGCAAAACTTGAACAGATGAAAGCAATGGAAGAGGAACAGCATAAAAAACTATATGAGTATATTGTTTCTAAATCCGAAGAAATGAGCAAAGATGAAAAAAAATATCCACAATATAATAAACTTATGAATACTATGGAAGCAATTATAAAAGAAGCTCCATTTATTACTGGATATAAAGAAACACCTGATATTGTCTATTATGTTGCTCTTGGACTAAAATATCATAAGATATTAACTGAAGGTAAAACTGTTCAAGAACAAGAAATGAATAAGCAAAAACAGGAAATAAATTCAAAAGCAACTGGTATATCTGGAGTTGGTAGTAGTGCTGGGAATAAATCTAATAATCCAAATGAAGAATTGTTTGATATGAATTATGGTAATTCAATTTTTAAATAGTAGGAGGATTTTATGGCAGTAAATACAGGCATAAGAGGAACTGGCGTAACAGCCACTGAACAGAGAAATATAAGAGATGTATCTCCGATAATAGCGCAGTTACAGCCCGATGCGGCCCCGCTAACTACGCTTCTAATGAGATTAAAATCAAAACAAACAACTAACCCGAAATTTGAGTGGTATGAGGATGATTTGCTCCCGAGATTTGATACTCTTGGAGCAGACCTTACAGCAGGTGCTACTTCAATGACGGTTACTAATTATAAGTATTTCAGAAAGGGTGATATAGTTAGAATAAATAAGAACGAACTTGTTAGAGTAACGGCTACTCCAACGACTACGAGTGTTAGCATACAGAGAGGTTTAAATAATAACGGAACAGGAATAGCAGCTACTTCTGGAGACCAGCTTCATATATTAAGCAACTCCAATGAGGAAGGTTCGCTCTCAAGAGATATTCTTACTACACAGAGAGTTCAGAAATATAATTATGCGCAGATAATAAGACATCCTTTCGGAGTAACCAATACCGCTGATGCTACAGACCTGTATGGCGGAAGCGATATGAAGGTAGAGAGGACCAAACATCTTATTGAGCATAAAAAAGATATAGAACTTGCATTCTTGCTTGGTTATCCTACTGAAGATACTTCTGGAACACAGCCGCAAAGAACAACTGGTGGGATAAACTATTTTATAACTACTAATGTCTATGATGCTGAGGGTCAATTAACAGAAATGGAGTTTAATGACTTCTTAAGGATAATAATGCAATATGGAAGTTCTACACGAGTTGGGTTTATCTCTCCATTGCTTGCTTCAGTTATCAATGCTTTCGCAACAAGCAAATTGCAGACAAGGTCAGATGAAAAGACATATGGAATAACATTAACGAGATACCAGAATGCTTCTGGAATAGTTGAACTCCATCAACATAAACTATTAGTCAATGATAGTTTATCTGATTATAGTGGTATTGCTGG